CGGGCTCTGGTCTACTCAACTCTATTGCACCAGGTATGTCGGGCATGTTTAAACGTGCAGTAGTTGAGGGCGGTACTGAAACTGCACAGAGTGTCGTGCAGCAGACTGGTGAAAGTCTCAATACTGACGCAGGTCTTCAGGTAAGTCCTCGAGATGCTGTAGGCGAAGGTCTTATAGGCATGGGTTCAGCAGTTGCTGTTGATGCTGCCCTCTCCCCGGTGAATGCAGCAGCTAATTTAGTCTCCGGTGGCGGGAACAAGCCCGTAACTGAGCGTGAGCTGCAAGCCCGTGCAGCATTTGCACAGCGCCTCACCAGTAAAGTCCAAGCATCTCAAAATGCAGACGGCCCGGCCTATGACTTAGGCGATGTGGACGCTGATTCTCCATCAGGCGCAAAGGCTGTTATTGACAGCGCACACAGCGACATGTCTGCCCGTCTAAAGGCACTCGTAGCCTTATTAAAAGCAAGAATAGCCCCAGACAAAGCCGACAGGTTTGATACTGTCATCGAGAAATCTGATGCATCCTTAGCGGCAGTAAAGGCAAAAAATAAAGTTAAGAACGTGGTGGATGCAGAAGACTTTGCCGCATTTGAAGAACTGGTCGGAGACACTGCTGAAGGTCAGGAAGCAATTAACCTGATGCATGAGATGAACGAACTAACCAGAGTTTATTCTAATGGTCTAACTGGTGGTATCAGTCGATTCACTGACAACCTAAACCCATTAGGTGGTAGCGCAAATTATTCAGGACAAGCAGCACAGAAAGCCATTGCTCCATACGCCTCAATGGCAGGATTCATTGCAAGCCCTGCTCTGACAGCAGCACAACTAAGTGGGTTTGTTGGCGGCAGAGCCATCGACAAATTGACCGGGCGCAGGAGCCGCGTAGCTAACTATGTTGCACAGAATCAAGGTAATCCCGGTCAGCGTCAGCCGACTGGCCCAAGTCTGCGAAATCAAGAAGTAGCTGAACGCCAAGCTGAAGAAGCTCGTATTGAGCAAGAGAAAATACAGGCCGTACAACTGCAACAAGAAGCCCAAGCTCAACAAGAAGCACAGGCCGCACAAGAAGCTCAGGACCAGGGTGACCTCAACGAATACGTTAACAGCCAGGGCGCTTTACCCAACGATAAAAGTCCAGTTGGTCAAATGTCTCAAATCCTTGGACAAGACCCTGAGCAGCTTATGGGTCTGCTAGACCAGGTCATCGAGACAGAGCCAAATACTACAATTGTTGATGCAGCCATATCCGCACAAAATTCAATAGTCCGAGGTGGGGAGGTCTCTAACCTCAACGCCTTGATCTCGATGTTGAAGAAGCGCATTAACCCAGACAACATGTTCTGGATAGAGCGAGAACGCGGTATGGCACAGCAAGGTGCTCAGGTAAAACTTAGCCGCCAGGAAGAAAACTACCAGCGTGGCATCGAGAACAACCGTAAGGCCGCAGCCGCACTAAGTGACGAGCTCAACGCAGACGGAAGCATTACCAAAGTCGAAAAAGCCCTACTACTTAAGTCACTGCAAGACCTTCAGTTAGATTTAGGGCTTAACCCAGTTGCTACGCTCGAGAGTATGTACAAACGACTTCAGGAGCAGAATGTCTCGCCAGAGGCAATCGATAAGTACCTGGCACCGTACATGGATCGAGTGACTCAGCAGCAGGAAAGTAAACAGGCAGTACTAACTGCACAGGATGAAGTCCAGGACCTAAGTGATCCTATGGATTCTCGTAGCCTGGGTGCTCCTAGTGTTTTAGGCCCAAACGAACAATCTAGAATCAGCCCTGCTATGCCAACTGGCGCAAAACCCCTGTACGACTCTAACGAAGACAGTCGGCCTGTGAGCTTGGAACTAATAAATCAAGATGAAACGCTAGTTCCAAGGGTTGTTGCAAAGATGAAGCCCTACATACCTTTACTTAATGAGCCTAAAAACGACCAAGAATTTCTTGAGCAAACTGTCGAATTTGCCCAGAGTAATTTACTCGCCCTCTATGACAGTGTCTCGCCAGAATACCGGGAACGTGCAAAGTTATGGTATGTCGGAGCAAACAAGCTATCTCAGCAAACCGCAGATGATTATGGTCAAACTATAGAGGCTGTCGCAGGCGTAATGTCTGCTCTAAGCCCAGGGCTAGACTGGTACATCAACTACGATTTAGGTGTACGAACAATAGACATGTGGACCAATCACCAAGACACTGTATTTGGCGATGCCGAGTATGAAGCTTTGATGACATTTGCTGAAGCAGTGAAAAACCCAAAAGGCAAAGAAAAGCACATTGCATACGCTGCAGCCATTCGTGGAAAAACTCTTTCTGAATTAGACCCAGTTGAGCAGGCTTACTTTGTTAGGTTTTATGACGTTGTTAATGCCGAGGAGAGAGGTTACAAAATTGTCACGCCCGAAGGAGACTTGTCGGACTGGGCCACCAACAAAGACGGTAGTAAAACAAAAGCTGCATTTTCTGATTTAGCGCCAATAGCAACTGCTATGCGGATACTTGCCCAACCGTCAAAAGAGATGATTTCAGTATCAATGGGCAAAGGTCACAAAAGAAGAAACTTTTACAACAATATCCTGGCTCCTAATAGTGATCAAGGTGACGTAACCATAGATACCCATGCCGTAGCCGCTGCTTTATTCTTACCGCTTTCTCAAAAGTCTATTGAGGTTGTGAATAACTTTGGTACACCAGACAGTGCAAATGTAGGAAGCTATGGTACTTATGGTGTTTACGCAGAAGCATACCGCAGGGCTGCTGCAGAAGTAGGTATCCTTCCCCGTGAAATGCAGTCTATAACCTGGGAAGCGGCCAGGGGTTTGTTTCCGAAAGAATGGAAAGCGCAGAAAAAGAATGTCGATTCTGTAAGGGCTATCTGGGAAGACTATAAAGGTGGTAAACTAAGCCTAGAACAGGCGAGGCAGGAAGTATATGAAACAGCAGGCAATATTAGAGCAGCCCAATGGGAAACTGAGCGACCCAATTTTGGCATCAATGAGAAAGATGGGCTTCGAGCTAACGCAGGAGAACTATCTGCAGATAGCGTACCCCGAGGGGATCAACTCGGAAGCCAAAGCGTCTCTTCCAGAGGAATTCAACGCCCTACCCAAGAAGTAGATGGTGGAATCCTTAACCAATTAGACTCCGCACAACTGGACCTCCCATTCGGGAAGCCCGATGTAATCCCCAACATGGCTCGCCCTACCCCTGCCAATACCAAAGATAGTATGCCCAAAGCCCAAGAGGCTTTTGAGGTTGCTATTGGTAAGCCCGGCAGTAAGTTTGAAAAAGGCGTGAATACCGAAGCTGACATTATCCAGATTGCAGAAATCCTAAATATAATACCTATGGTTTTCGACAATCGTTCAGATTATGTGACAGCCTCTGGTAAAGACCCCCAAGACACCAGTATTGGAAACTTTATAGACTTTGGTAACAATGATGGAGTCGCCAAGGTACTTGCAGCAGGTGCTGAGGATGCAAGTGGCCAGCCTATTACCAATTTAGATTTCCTGATCACAATGATCCACGAGAACATCGGTCATGCACTCGAAAGCAGGTCCACTTATAACTCTGGCCGTCCAGGTAAGAACAGGATGAGTAACCTTCATCCAGAAAGCTCCGGCAGCACAATGACTAACACGAATAGTCTACGAGCAGAAATCGCTCAACAGTTAGCAAACTCTCTAGCAGCTCCCAATGTCTCCAACAATAAGACTTTGGAAAAAGCCAAGAGGATTCGTGCTGAAATAGAAACTATTCAGGATCAAACTGAGGTCTTCTTTGAGAACGCCCCTGAGTTAGGCACTTCGTTTCTAAGGGACTCCCCCGTTAAGTGGGAGAAGCAGTTTATTGATGAGATGAAAGCTAAAGGCGATTCCAGTGTAAGTACGGCAGAGCAACTAGCGATTAATCGTAAGATTTATCAGATTCACTACAAGGGTAGCCCAGGTTACATTAAGTACAAGCGTAACAACGCTGAGTTCTCAGTAGACCCGATCATTCTCTATGTGATGAATCCGACACTAATGAAAAAGGTAGCCCCAGAGACTGCCAAGTTTATCCGGGATCACTTTAACTCAAGCAAAATCCCTGTGTCATTCCATGCTAATCCTATTGTGACTGTCTTGGCCATTATTATGGCTGGTGTTGCACAGATGGAAGATGACGAAGAAGAAAAGAAAAACCCTGGTGCGTTAACACCTGAACCAGGAGCACTCACTGCCTAAAAGCATAAGGAGAGTTATGCAATGAAAGCTACAGTAATAGAAATCCTAGATGTCCTCGATGCAATCCAGTGTATAAAAAACAGTCAGCTTCTCAGCCAGGACCAGCGCAGCATTATGCTCACTGAGCTTTTGTCTGAGATGCCATTAGAAATGTTCTGTCACCAATCATCTGGTAGCAGGGCAATTGTTGCTGAACTGATAGAGAGTGAGATCAATGGAAGAAACCAAGCCCCGAAAGCAAAGAGCAAAAGCACCCCCAAAGCCCACACTGCACCCACAAAAGGCTCCCAAAAAGAACTACTTCTCAACTCTAATGGAAACGCCCGAGGGAAGAGAGAAAAGGCGGCAGTGGTCAACCAAGCCTAGGAAAAACCCTGGTCGGCCCAAAGGGGTTCCAGATGGCTATCGAAAAGAAACTATTGAGCCAATGAGAGCCAAGGCTAAAAAAGACGCAAAAAGGATAACTGAGATCATGTCAGAAAAATTCAATATTGAAGATGAGTACCAAAAAGAAGCCCTGCAAACTGCAGTCGAAGTAATGCGGCTTGTGGGTGAGACCCGAGAACGATTGGCAGCAGCCCGTCTGGTCCTAGACTTTACAAAGTCAAAGCCAGCATCCAAATCGGACGTTGCAATACATAAGGCCGAAGACTTCTTGGCTTCACTTTTAATCGAGGATGAGATTAGTGATGAACCAGAACAAGAAATTGAAAGCGATACGAAAACGACTACTCACTGATTTTAGCTTTTACTCAAAAGCAGCTTTAAAGATACGAACCAAGTCAGGCGACATATCCCCGCTAAAACTGAACACTGCCCAAGCCATCTTAGACAAAGCTGTAACTGCACAGGTAGCAGCCGAAGGTAAGGTCAGAGTTATTATTCTTAAAGCCCGACAACAGGGCCTGAGTACCTATACTGGCGGATACTTATACTTCAGTGTCAGCCAAAGGGCAGCCAGTAAGGCTATGGTAATTACGCACCATGCAGACTCTACCCGGGCGTTGTTTGATATGACCAAACGCTTCCATGAGCATTGTCCTGACATCTTAAAGCCTCACACAAAGTATTCCTCAAGACGGGAGATGAATTTTGACGTACTTGATTCTAGTTTTGTGGTGGCAACGGCTGGCGGCGAGAGCATTGGCCGTGGTGAAACTCTTACACATGTCCACGCTTCCGAGCTTGCATTCTGGCAAAAGAGTACTGCACTCGACAACTGGAATGGCCTTACACAGGCTGTACCAAATACGCCAGGCACTGCCATTTTTGTCGAAAGTACAGCGAACGGTATTACAGGCATCTTTCACGATTTGTGGGCTGGTGCAGTTGATGGTAGTAACGGTTTTGTGCCTGTGTTTATTCCTTGGTTTGCTGGTCCTGAGTACCGCGAACCAGTTACGCCTGAGTTTGAGCGATCTCCTGAAGAAGTTGACTTAGCTGGCAAGTATGACTTAGACGATGAACAGTTAATGTTCCGAAGGAAGAAGATCGCCCAGAACGGTCTCGACCTGTTTAATCAGGAGTACCCCTCCTCGCCCGAATCTGCATTTAGAAACACCGGTCGCCCAGTGTTCAACCCGGAGCAGCTTGTAGGCTCCTTGGCAGACACGCGAGACCTCGATCAGAGATTAGCCTGGGAAGACAAGGAGTGGCGTGACAATGCGAGGGGTGAACTGTTTACCTGGCGTAAACACGTCCCAGGCGAAAGCTACTGCATTGGCGCTGACCCGGCTATGGGCCTTCGTGACGGAGACTATAGCGTTGCTCAGGTCCTAGACTCGAAGAAACGGCAAGTAGCCTGCTTTAGAGCGCATGTTCATCCTGATTACTTTGCCGAGATACTGTATGCACTGGGTACCTACTACAACGATGCTTTAATCGCTGTGGAAAATAACTCCCACGGTATTTTGACCTGCACACGCCTCGGTAAAGACTTGGCATATCCAAACTTTTTCACAGAGGTTCAGGTAGACAAACTAACGGACCGAGAAACTATAAAACTAGGTTTTACAACCACCTCGAAAACTAAGCCATTGATTATTGACCAACTCCGCGCATCGATGCGAGAAAAGGAGATTGAGCTTAACGACAAGGTGACCGTGCGAGAGATGATGAGTTACATCGTCACTGAGTCAGGCGCAATGCAGGCTGAGGCAGGCTGCTTTGATGACTGTGTCATGAGCTTGGCAATAGCAAATCATGTTCACCAGGGAGCCTGGGAACCCGTGGAATCTAGCGACAACTACTATATTGAGATGGTATAAAAATGGCTAAAAAAGACTACAAGAAACTCGAGGACACGAACATCGTCACTCTTATCGATGATTGCATCGGTAGGTCCGTGGGGTATTCTGACAGCGAGCTAAGTACAGAGCGTAGTAAGGTCATCGACTACTACAACGGGACGCTGCCGAAGCCTATTCACGATGGTAATAGTAAGTACGTTTCTCTAGATGTTTATGATGCAGTCGAGTCGCTCCGGGCTGCTTTGCTTGAAACCTTTTCGAGCGGTAATAAGACAGTAAAGTTTGCGGCACAGAATCAAGACGATGTACTAATGGCTCAAGTATGCACGGAATACACAGACTATGTTTGCCACAGGCAGAACGACTTGTACAACATCATGAGCAGCGTGATATTTGATGGATTAGTCGCCCGCGTTGGGGTAGTTAAAGTGTTCTGGCAAGAATCTAAAGATTACGATTATGAAGACTTTGAGGACCTCACCGAAGACGAGCTCGACATGCTGTTGGCTCAAGATGATGTTGAGTTAGTAGAGGATGAGGAAGATGATCTGGGTCTTCACACAGGTACTATAAGTATTGAAATAGATACTAGCCAAGTAGTTATAGAGAATATCGCTCCAGAAGAGTTTCTAATTGAATCTCAGGCTAAGAATCTTAACGATGTTAATTTCTGCGCCCATAGGACAAAAAAGACTATCAGTGAGCTGCGACTCATGGGATACAAAGAGTCCGATATCGACAAGATAGGTGAGCATAGCGATGTTGACCTGGAGACCGATTCAGAGGTCCTCTCTCGCTTTGAAAACATAGGCAATGGACGCGGGTTCGACTCTGACGGATATCAGGACCAAG